ATCCATCCGATTGCGAGATTGCTTCGGAAGTAGGTTGGGATGACTACAAGCGGGTGGCAGATGGCATCGTCCGTCTGTTTACCACTACTCGTTTGTTCCATGGCTACTCCTTCAACAGCTGGAGTGATGTGGTCACCTACGACGAACAGTTCCTTGATAATTGGCTGACCTCGCCACAGACTTCCCTTTATTACGCTCTTCAGGTAATGCCTGACACCCAAGCCAAGGATGATGCCCTGGCTGCCCTGGATGATGACTTTAAGGAACTGTTCTCCTTTGAAGAGGAGGTGGATCCTGATTGTGGTTGTCCGAAAGTTAAACCGATTGATGAGCCCTGTATTCCCTGTGGAGAATGACTACTCTATCGCCGTATGATCAAGTAATTGCCCGTAAACGAAAATGGACGCCGGTTGCTGTCCAAGCTGGTAAACTGGTTGAAGGGGCAGAAGAGGCGATCCGTCGTGCTCTCTGTCTCCGTCACCTGGAGCTGCCAGTGCGTGAGTTCCTTCAGCAAGGATTGGACAAAGAACTCCCCAAAACCCCTGGTGTAAGGGAGGCATTACTCTCCAATCAGCTTGATGAAGAGCGTCACGATCAGGCCCTGAACTATGTTGTTGCTGCTCACGGAACCAATCCAAAGGCCGAAGCAGAATCACAGCACATCCTCAAGGCCTGGCTAGAAGCTCCAGAACATCCCATCCTAAAGGCCGCCATCCTTGAACGCAGTGTCTTCTTTGTCATCCTTCCCTTCTTCCGATTCAACGGAGACATCGGAATCCGCACCACAGCAGCAGACATCAGCCGTGACGAGCAGACTCACGTTGCCGTCCACTCAATGGTCTGCTCCGAGCTGGGCCTCAAGTCCACATCAAGCCTCAATCGCCTGCGAAGGGCAACAGTTGGATGGGTAGTGGATGCCTTGTCTTCTTCGGAAAACAAGTATCTGGATAAGGACTTCTGGTTGAATCAGTCTGATTCTCTTTACGAACGAGGTAAGGCGCCTGGTTTATCTGAAACCAAACGAGCACGGATGCCTTGTTTTTTTGAGGCTTCCAATACCGATCTTCCTCAATACGGATGATCAAAGCCTGCTCTAGGTGTTGGAAGTTCTTTGATGCAACTGAATTTTATCCAGATTCTAGATTAAAGGATGGGCTACAAGGAGAGTGTCGCAAATGCCGCAACTCAGAAGCAATCAAATGGCAGAAGCAAAATCCACGCTCTAGACGAAACACTCATCTTAAATCGAAGTTTGGTATAACAATCGAGCAGTTTGATTCTCTGCTTAAGTTACAGAACCATTGCTGTGCAATTTGCATGTCTCCTACTCCAAGAGGTCGTGGCACTTTTCATGTTGATCATTGTCACAAAACCGGAACGGTTCGTGGATTACTGTGCCATGACTGTAATACCGGCATAGGTAAGTTTGGAGACAATGTCAAGATGCTTCAAAAGGCCATCGACTACCTCGAATGTTTCAATGATGCCTAATCCTTATCTTGATACAGAGGAGCTGCCTCTGACCCGTGTGGTTGGAGGTCAGGTTGATCTAATCAAGTTGATTGAGGAACTGGATCAGATGTATCCAGATGTCTATCCAGAATATACTCTTCCAGAAAAAACATTGGCCTTCCAAGCGGGGGCCATTTCCATCATCCGCTATCTCAAAGGAAAGACACAATCATGTGCCTAGGTGCCCCCTCCGTTCCCGCAATGCCGCCTCCGCCGAAGCCTCCTGCTCCACCGGAACCGGTTATCACCAGCAAGATTCCTACCCAGGTAGAGCCTGCTAAATCCATGAGGGCCTCTGCTCGTCAAGCAGCCCAAGGTCCTTCTGCTCTGCGTATTCCCCTCAGTACTGGTGGATCTACCCAGACTGGACTCAACATCGGTAAGTAACAATGGAAAGTCAAACTGCCGCTTCTAGGTATGCAAGACTATCTAGCGACAGGACGATCTTCCTTGATACTGCTAGAGACTGTGCTACCCTAAGCATTCCCCATTTGCTGACGCCCACGGGCTCAATGAATGGTCAAAAGCTACCAACTCCGTGGCAATCGATTGGAGCCAAGGGGGTCAATGTAATGGCCTCCAAGCTGATGCTCAGTCTCTTTCCAGTCAACACCACCTTCTTCAAGCTCCAGATCAACGATGGTAAGATAACCAACGATCCACAAATTGATGCCAAGGTCAGGTCAGAAATCGATCTGAGTCTGGCAAAGATGGAACGGGTGGTGATGCAATCCATTGCTGAATCCCAAGATCGGGTGATCCTTCATCAAGCCATGAAGCACCTGATTGTGACGGGCAATGCCCTGGTCTTTATGGGTTCCAAGGGCGTCAAGCTTTATCCTCTGGACCGCTTCGTTGTGGTTCGTGATGGAGAAGGCGAGCCGATTGAGGTCATTACGGTTGAGGCCGTTGATCGTCAATTCCTTCCAAAGGAACTCCAAACCACCAACAATCGCAACATCAATGCTGTTGATGATACCAGTGGGACTGCTCCGATTGCGGACATTTCTGTTGGTGAAGGTGAGGCCGTTGTTTACACATGGGCCAAGCTGATCAACAACCAATGGATCTGGAAGCAAGAGGTTGATGGACAGATCGTTCCCAACAGCCTGAGCAAGGCTCCAAAGAATGTGACTCCTTGGCTTCCCCTCCGCTTCAACGTTGTTGATGGTGAGGACTACGGTCGTGGTCGCATCGAAGAGTTTCTTGGTGATCTCAAGTCCCTGGAAGCCTTGATGCAAGCCATGGTGGAGGGCAGTGCTGCTGCTGCAAAGGTGGTGTTCCTGGTCAGCCCTGCTGCCACAGTGAAGCCGTCTAACCTTGCTAAGGCAGGCAATGGTGCCATCATTCAAGGTCGTCCAGAGGATGTGTCGGTGGTCCAGGTCGGCAAGGCCCAGGACTTCAGCACCTCCTTCAACATGATCCAGAGTCTTACGCAGAGACTCTCAGAGGCCTTCCTGATTCTCACGGTCAGGCAGTCCGAACGTACAACCGCAGAGGAGATCAGGGCCACCCAGCAAGAGCTTAACGAGCAGCTTGGTGGTATCTACGGTAATCTGACGGTTGAACTGCTCCGTCCCTACCTCAATCGAAAGCTTGCGGTTCTTCAACGTTCTGGAGAAGTTCCTAAGCTTCCAAAGGGAATTGTGTTCCCAACGGTGATTGCTGGCCTGGAAGGAGTTGGTCGTGGTCAGGATCGGGAATCTCTTATGATGTTCCTCCAGACCATTTCCCAGGCTCTTGGGCCTGAGGCCATGATGAAGTTCATCAATCCTGATGAGGCAGTCAAGCGTCTTGCTGCTGCTCAAGGTATTGACATTCTGAATCTGGTCAAGACCCAAGAACAACAGAACACGGAGATGCAGCAGCTGCAACGTCAGCAAGCACTCCAATCCTTGACGGATCAGGCCGGACAGTTTGCCGGTAGCCCGTTGATGGATCCAACAAAGAACCCTCAAGCATTAGATGGCATCACCCAGACGCTCCAAAACATCACAGGCGGTGGAGGAGGAATACTCCCAACAGGACAACAGCCTCCAGCCCAACCAGGAACAAGAGGAGTCCCTGGAGCTTAATCCAGAGGACTATGAGGTTCCTATTGAACTGAGTACCCGTAACAAGTACGCAGGCAAACCCAAGGTTCGAGCAAACAAGTCTCGTCCTTTGGTGGGTAGCCATGGTCCTAAAGTTCACACCCCAACCTTTGGCGTCGTTCGCGGCGTCTACAACTGATGCAAGAAACCACTTTCGATTCAACTGACGATCTTGATGCAAAGGAGGCCCAACGGGCTGAAGAGGCTCGTCTCCTTGATGTTGGCGAAAAGCTAATCGAGCAAGAACAGGAACGTGAGCAGCGCAAGTATGACCAGGCCCGAGAGGATGCTGAGTCAGAACTGCGCTATGCTGGTAAGTTCAAGTCTGCTGAGGATCTTGAGAAGGCCTACAAAGAGCTGGAAAAGAAACTCGGACAGAAGGAACCTGAGCCCGCTGAGGATGCTGAGGTAGAGGAAGAAGAAGCCTCTGAGCAGGAAGAGGAAGCCACAACCGAAGAGGAGCCGGAGATCTCGGAAGAGGCCCAGTTCCTCAAGGAGGCATCCGAGGAGTACTACTCCAACAACAACCAGCTCAAGCCTGAGACCCTTAAGCGGCTCAAGGAACTGCCCTCCGAAAAACTTGTGGAGGCGTATCTCAATAGCATTAAGGATGCTCCAGCAGCTCCTCCTCAGGTGCTTACGGATGCTGATGCCCAGTCCATCATCAATTCTGTTGGTGGCAACGAGGCATACAACCAAACCCTTGCTTGGGCAGCAGACAATCTTTCTCCTACCGAAGTTGCTGCGTATGACAACGTAGTCAACAGCGGAAACAAGGATGCGATCTTCTTTGCTGTTCAGGCACTTAACCAACGATACAAGGACTCCGTGGGCTTTGAAGGACAACAGGTCTCTGGAAAGAACGTTCGTAATTCCGTCAAGGGATTCCGTTCTCAGGCCGAACTAGCTCAGGCCATTAGTGATCCGAGGTACCGCAACGATCCAGCATACCGTATGGATATTGAAGATCGTCTGGCTGCTTCTGGAGATCTGCTCTGATCTAGTGCCCGCGTCCGTGGCTTTGTAACGGCGAATGTACACCGGATGGATTCCCGGTGGATGGTGAACCGTCCCGCTGCCTTTCGGCGCGGACAACTAAATAGAGCCTACACCTCTGGCTGTCCCTGAGGCATTTGTTTACGTGTAGGCCATCAAATTAAACAACACCCCCTAAGCCTATCCATTGGAAGCTCAAACCTGGGGGTCGCTAGGTCGATAGCCCAATGTAGAGGCAGCCAGGACAACTGGAACTCAGTGCTGGTGCAAATCCAGCTCGACCTTTTGAGGATGGGACAACCTCTTTAAAAACCCAGTTCGAACTGGAGTATTGGCCCTCTGCGGAGGATACCCAATACAACGGACGTATTACCCAAAAACTGAATACCTCAAATCCGGATAAAACTCAAGTACTTGAAAACGTGATAACCCTACTTTCTTAAAAGACAATGACTGCAACGCTTACTCAACTCGGTCAGTCTAACAAGGCTGGCGACACTAAAGCTCTGTTTCTGAAGCTCTTCACCGGTGAGGTGTATGAAGCTTTCCGTAACGCTACCATTGCCAAGGGTCTGGTTCAGAACCGTACCCTCCGTAACGGCAAGGAAGCTCAATTCATCCACACCGGTCGTATCTCGGCTGGTTACCACACTCCTGGTAGCGCCATCCTCGGTTCGGGCAACCCGCCTGTGGCTGAGACCACCATCGCAATGGACGACCTGCTGGTTGCCTCTGCGTTCGTTTATGACCTGAACGAGACCCTGGCCCAGTATGACATCCGTGGTCC